AAAGACAGTACACTTTGCTATTGCCTCATCTTGGAGTTCTTTCCGTTTCTTGTAAGTTTCGATATCCGACGTAACACGGATATTGTTCGCAGTCCAACATATAAGGTAAATGTCTTTGGCGTGGGCGACTAAATCGTCAGTAATGGCCGCGCGAAACTTTGGATCAAAGACTTTTTCATTAGCAGTTATTTTTATGGTGTAGTCGGCTAAATCAAGGGCTTTTATGATAACCTCTAACTTACCCTTATTTCTGGCTCCTTCGACTACGCTCATTTTGCTATATCCTTATACTAATTTTACTACGCCCCCCCCCGCAGCGCAAGCGCTGAAGATTGGGCACTCCGGCGGAAGTGTCCGCCGGAGATGAAGGATTACGCGATGACACAAGCCGGCGCGACGTAGTTCGTGTTGTTCGCGTTGATGTTGCTGGCGCCGCCGTAGTTGTTACCGTACCAAGCGCTAATAGCGCTGGAACGATAAGCCGACCGCAGCCACCAGTAGACAACGTTATAAGGGGAGCTGCTTGTCGGATAAGTGATAAACATACGTGTAGCAGAATTACCATCATTAGGCGAGGTGTAGCCAACGTTGTCTTTGTAGTAATCCCATACTTCGCCTTCGGCTCCAGATACTTGCGGACTGAAATACACTTCCTCTTTGGACGGCAAGAAAAACTTGTCCGTAGTTGTGTAAGTAGCACCGCCGTCTGTAACGGTATTTGCTGCTGTACTTATAGTAACCTGGGCTACTACGGCCGCTAAATCTTGGTCGATATCTGCTAACCAACCGGCATAATTCTTAACTGTATTGTTTGGCGAGCCATCGCCAACGTGAGATGGGGTAAACCACTCCTGCGAACTAGCCTCCGCGTCCGAGTTGAGCCATTGGCGTATCATCGAGTATTTCCAGTTGTTCCAACCATATTGTCGTATGTTGTTATAGTTAGCGCCGGTTGTATTTATGCTGGACTTATAGACTTTTGCATAATCCCCGTAAGGTATCGTGTCGCCGGTGCTAAGATTAAGCGCTGTATAGGTTTGCCGTATCTAGTACGTGGACCAGACGAACGCCGGTATTATAGGCGGTATGAGAGCTTGACGTTTTCTTGAAGTCAACTACGGTAGGCACTATATCGCCTACGTCCATAAGGTTTAAGATATTACCAGCCTGTACAAACTGCTTAATAACCGCCCAGGACGGAACGGCAACCGTTACGGTAAAGCTGTCTGACTCACCACTTTCTACGGAAGTAGCCGTAATTGTAACTGTTCCGGCTCCGACCGCACGGATTTTGTAGGTATCGTTTGCTTCATCATAAATAATTGTCGCCTTTGTTGGATCTGATGACTCCCACTTAATATCTGGAATTGTAGCGTTTGCCGGTAAAACGGTTGCGGAAACTGCTAAGTCCGTCTTACCTGCCGAGCCATCTGGTTTTAGATACATATTCTGGGTTGTCCCAGAGTACGTGTTGATCGTAACTGACGCCACCGAAATAATTCCGCTTGTCGGAATTGCCTCCACCGCAGCGGCCATTTGAGAAACCTTGTAGGTATCACTTGAACCGTTTTTAGTTCTGATTGCCGTAGCGATTGCCGCTACGTCGTTTTCCTCGTATAGTTTGTTTCCCATTAGTAGCTTACTCCATTTCCATCAACGAAAGTTCCACCAAACGTCGCCGATTGTGTTTCTATTTGCCCTGTTGTAGGATTTTTCGAGGTAATTGAGAGGGTTGCTGTTGTTGAGGTATCTTGGCGCAAGGTTACTTGCGGAGAATAACCGTCATCACCATCTGATCCGGCCGCGCCGGTTTCGCCTTGCGGGCCAGTATTGCCGGTATCACCTTTATCACCCTTCACGCCTTGTGGACCTTGTGGGCCAGTATCCCCCTTGTCCCCCTTGTCGCCTTTATCGCCCTTTTCGCCTTGCTCTCCTTGTGGGCCAGTAGCACCAGTATCGCCTGTATCACCTTTCTCGCCCTGCGGACCTTGTGGGCCCGTGGCACCCGTTTCACCGGTATCGCCCTTATCGCCTTTATCTCCCTTGTCCCCTTTGTCGCCCTTCGGACCATTGAAATACCCACTATCCCGTTTAGCAGTTAAGTCGTCAATCAGGGCTTGGATTTTCTGCATATAGATTTCGGTATCCGTCGGCGTAAGTTCGCCAGCGTTGATAGCTCCTTCTCTATATGAACCTGGATCCACCTGGATTTTAATTGGAGTCGGCGAGTAGCGTAGTTTCAGTTCTTCGTTCTCGTCAATCTCGAACCCATAAACACCAAGCGCGAACTCGCCTTTATTCTCTAATACCTCAAAAGGTATATCGCAGGCGTCGTCCACCAGAGGAACTTTGTAAGTTGCTCCGTCCTCTTTTCTGATAAATACTGCGTATTTGACAAGACCGTCATACGATTTCGTAAATTCAAAATCAAGAGGCGTTGCCAGATATTCACCTTGGTTTACCAGAGAACCTTCGGTGATTTCGATTTTGTTTTGAGTAACACTCAATTTCATATCGTTTTCTCCTTTCTTTAATAAATCCTTTGCGCTACTCCACCCACAGACCGATAAAGTTTTGTTGCATTTCTAGCAAGCCCGTTGAGTGGCACCTCGATTTTTTTAACGTATTTCGCCGTGTTTGATTGTTCTGGATCGTTTGGATACGGCACAAGTGCGGCAGGTTTCGTTTTAACGGTTATCACGCTACTATAACCAGACCAGGCGTTACTACTGTTCTTGGCGCGAGCGCGATAGTAATAAGTAGTGTTTGGCCTTAATCCGCTATGCGTAAAGGTGGAGTTACCGGTAGAACTTTTACTCGCTATCTGGGTTGTAGGATTGTTTGACGTTCCACCGTAGAGATAAACCGTACCAGAGGACGGATTGCCGAAAGAGGACGTTCCCCAAGTAATCTTGTTGGTGTAGGAGTCGGTATTTGAGCCAGAAATAGACGGAGTATTTGGCGCAACGACAATAGAGCTAACTGTCGCGCTGCCAGACCAAGTACCCTGGAAGTCCGAACGTAAACCAGAGCCAGCGGTAAATGATACGCCATAAGTACCGTTTGAAGAAACAGTTTTAGAGTAGGTTGTAGTACGTACGTCGCCGACGTCAATACCACCTCTTACCCAGTTACCAAACCCACTATCCTCGAAAGTCTGCCCTGCGATTGTCATCGTCGGGTTAGGAAAGCTAGTATCCTGATAATGATACGTGCCAGAACGCCAGTAGTGCATACGAGCATAGATTGTCGCGCCATCTACCCAAACCTCAAGTTCGCAAGAGAAATACTGATTTGCCATTATTTAACCCCTTTGTCAAGTTTGCCATCGACTATCTTAACGTCAAACTTCGTTTTGCACCTTGAACAAACTACGTTTTCAAGGGTGGCGTCTTTGGACTCACAGATAAACTTCTTGCATTTCGGGCAGGTAACTCTAACCGCTTTAACTTCCTCTTTTACTTTCGGGGGTACGGTATAGGTTAGGTAACAATGACAATGCGGATGAGCGTCGGCCACTTCGCCGGCACCAGCACTAAATTCGCCAATTCCTTCCTCGTGGGCGTGTTCGGCAAAATCACCGTCAAGAGGTAATTCCACGCCGTCCATTTCTTTGCAGATTTCACAATGGTTTACGGACTCTGGGTTGAGGTGCCAGATTTTTTTGACTTCCTCCAACTCGTTATGCTCGGTGATAGCGTTCGCCATATCAAGGCTCGCCATTTCTGACGACCGGTGCGCCTCTGTATCTTGTAGCCTCTTGGTGCGCCAGAACTCGCTCTCTGTTAAATCACGCAGGGCGTTATTAGTCTGTTCTTCGGTAAAGTCGCCAGCTTCGGCCATCTCTAACGTCCGGTGGATCGCAGCGTCGGTATCGGATGAGTAGGAGAAGGTTATTTCCTCAAGGTATTTTAAGTAGGTTGACTTAAAATCCTCGCTGGGCTCGTACTCATAGCTAGTATCTACCTCATAACCCGCCGCTATCGCTGCCTCCTCTAATTCCTCTTGTCGAGCGAGTGCGTAGGCGACCGCGCCTGTAAGCAGAACTGGTAATAAGTTACCAGCGAGGATACTAGATTTCTCTTTGATATCAAACTCGTCGCCTTCGATTGCGGCCTCGATTTGTTCCTCGGTATATTCGTTGAGAAGTTTTTCTACTTCCGAGTCTGATATAGCGTTCTTCTTTTTAGTTTTGACACTTTTAAATGAAGTTTCTACCTGTGAAACAGAGTCGTCTGCGTTATCCGCGACCTGTGGGTTTTCTGGCTCTGGTAGCTTCTTAACAAGCGCCTTAAATCCTTCTGGTAAGCCAAGCGCGTCAACGGCAGAGTCCAACGCAAAGCCAGCGTCCACGGCGTCTTTTAGCACTCTAAATTGTACCTCGGTAGTTTCTGCACGGGTTTTGAGCTCGTCCACAGACTCCGAAATAACGTAATCGACGGTAATCGCGAAACCTAAACCGTCGGTAATACGGTTCATTTCGTGCGTAAACTTCGCCCAGATCTTAATAAGTTTCGGATAAACTGTATATTTGTCAAAGATATGCTCGGACTTGGCAACAGAGGCATAGTTGGAGTTTTGGATAAAGCCCTTAATTTCCTCCGGCACGCCAAACGCGGTGGCCGTTTTCTTATTGGCCTGCTCGAACACGTCTTTAAGAGTAGCGTCTTTATTTGTTTGTGCAAACGGTACCCACTCAATTTGAGCCGGTAAAGGCTTGCCGTCTATCGCGGAGGTAGGGCGGTGGACATAGGAAACGTTATTGTTGCGGCCTGCGCCACGGTGCTTTTCCTGCATAGCGTCCACGATATCGTTAAATTCTTTTTTGTCGCGTGCCGTAACGATAAACTCACCAGCCGGAATAGCTTGGTTGCGGAAAAAGCCACTCTGCCAATCTACGATATAATCGTCCAAGCTCGCCCACTTTTTAGCAGCCAACGTTGGCGAATAGCCCTCGGTAACGTCGTATGGGTTAATGTTAAGAGAAATAGAAATAACTTCTGCGTCGGTGTAGGTTGCGGATTTGGTGCGGTACTGAATAGAGCCGTCGCTATTCTTAATCACCCCGACACCTTGGAGGAAAGTAAAGCCACCGATATTGTCTTTGGTAATCCCGCCAGGCGTTCCGTCTATCTTATGACAAAGAATATAGACAGTCGGATGGACCAAGGTCATCACAGCCAACGCCTCAAAGAAATCAAGGCCGGACATTTCTTTATTCGGATTATAAAGCGCAGAGATTAGTTGTGGCGTTTCTTTGAGCCGTTTGCCATTTTCGTCTATCGCGTAAGGTAATGCGATCGCAATCTGCTCGGCAATTCTGGACACGTCTGCGAAAATGTTGTCGTATGCTCCATCACCACCACCGTAAAGGCTGAAAAAGCTGTTTCTGATATCTGCTAGGTGCCACTCGCTACCGTCCGCATTAGTGATACCTTTCGCTTTTCCAGTTAGTTTTGCTTTGATTTTTTCAAACATCCTACCTCCTTTTATGCTTTTTTATCGAAGTGAGTGTCAAGCAGTCCTGTGCCACTTGACAATTCCGCTAGACGTTGTGGAACTCCACGAGCCCACCCACTCCTTATTCGGGTTAAAATTAGTATTCGACGTTTCATAGTAAGTACCTACCGGATAAAGTAGGTTTACTATCTTAATCTGTTCGCTTGTGAGTGCGTTGGTCGTGATTTCTTTTTTGACTACTATCGCCATATTCCTCCTACCTTAATACGTCCGTACCATCCAATTCGCTGCTATCCAACGTAAAGTAGTGTGGAGCATTGTATTGGTGGACGGTCAATGTTGTTACGAGGTATCCTGGGCCGTGTTCCCAGTTAATACCATCTACGATATAAGTACCGGCAAATTCGCCTTGTAACTCGATAATATCGCCGAGCATTAGAGAGAAATCGCCTTTGACTTCAACGTTTAAGATTGGGTTGTATCTAGCGCGCTCGTAAAGCATATATCGCGCAAAGAGGTCGGCTTGGTTTTCGGATTGGAAGAATTCATTATTGGTGATTTCCAAAACACGATCGCCATATTCTTCTACGCTTTCTTCGTCTTGGACGTCGTATTTCAAGAGGTTTGTAACTTTTGCCGGTTCGCCGTAAAGCCTCATCTCGTCAATTTCGACGGCGAAGCTGTTGGTATTCGTAAACGTTACGATAAGAGCGTTAGAAATTAGCCTGGACGTCGCAGATACACCAGAAGTTATTTCGTTCCCATTGGCGTCTTTGCAAGTAAACCAGGAAACAGAACTGCTGCGCCCTAGTGTCGGATTTTGGACGTCGTAGCACGGATCCTCAAGCGAACACGAAATCTCATTTGAGAAGTTTGGATCTATAACCCAGAGGTTGCTCGTTCTATCGCCGGATGAGGACTTGGTATAAACGTACTGGTATTCCTGGACTTCGCGGATTTCGGCTTGGATTTTAACGTGGTTTACCATCTGGGAATTCTCGGTAGGACGAACTTCTATGATAGAGTATTCGCCGAACGTCATAGCGAGTTCATCGTTGAAACTTGCTCTCGCTTGGAAGCGTAGGATACCAAGCTCGTCTAGCCAAAAACGTCCGTTCTCGGCCTGTACCAGCTTTCTGATTGCGTCGCCAGCGCTGTCGCCAATATCAAAGAATACAAACGGAATAACGTTCGCGCCTTGCTCGAAGTTATACTGTGCAGGGGTAAGCCCAAATTGCTCCACGATGGCCGCTAATACTTCGTCAGTTCTGGCGTCGCGCATATCCACCACCTCTGTTAGAGGGCTTTCGCAGATAGACGTTAGGAAGTCGTTTACGTGATAATCAGCAGTTCGTGAACTCTGGTTAATATCTGGCGTATCCTCTGTTAAACCGACGAGCTGTGGAATAGAGCCTTGCCCTTGGAAGCCAGCATAGATACGAACCGGACGGCCTGGAAGATTGTTCTCGTCAATCGCCGAGCCGGAGCCTGGCGTAAAGTAGCCATCGTGGTTGTCGAAAGTAATATCTGCCTGCCCGATTTGGACGGTGTAGGGAAACTCAATAGAGCGTGAGAGGCTTATCTTAACTAGCCGGTCGGAATAGTCCGAATACTTGTATAAGTCCCATATCTGCAACACGTTCGGCTCACGTAAGGCCAAAATGTCTGGGCCGTCTAGGACGCTCTGGTCTAGCGTAAAAATACCAACGGAGGGATCTAGCTCCTTCGTAAATGAGATATACGGCGCAACCGTAGGGGTGATAATCTGCCCACGTGCCGCCTCGTGAAATGAGTTACTTACGTCTATCACAGTTGTTTTGACTCCCTAAAGCTAACTTGTACGCCCTCAACAGTTCCGCAGTTATCTATCACGTTCTGCGAGTTGAGCTCCATCCTCGCAACCATATTGGTAATTGGAAGGTTAGCGGCACCAGAAATCGTGATGACGGGGTATCGTCTATTTTCCCATTGTCTATCTACGAAGCCTTTAAGCACGGAATACTCGCCGGCAGTCATATAGCCAAGCGATAAGGTGATTTTGTGTTTGCGCGCTTTGTAGTAATCTGATACGTTGCCATCTACCGTTTCCACCATCTGCCCGATATGGTCCGGGTTAGAAATAAGCGGAGTAGCCCATACGTCATACGTACGCGTTACGGTCTGGTCTGTTATCGTTACTGTTATTGCCATTTTATACTCCTGCTATTGCTCCTTTTAATAATCGACTACGATTGTTTTGGTTTATCGCTTCTACAATTTGGTCTGCTACCCTTCGGCGTTCTGCCGCTGAAGTAGCAAATACTCCTTCAACGGTTACATAATTGTTTATAGTTGTGCCTAGAATTTTAGGTGTTCCAGTTGTTTGATCGACAAGTTCGGCTGGTAGGACATATTCGCCTTTATGAACGACGCCCGCAATCTCGTCTGGATTACCAGAGCCTGTGTAGCCACCAGTAGCCCAGCCTTCATATTGTCCGGATCCAACCCATTGTCCGTTTACATAATTCATTTTTTCATTGGTAAAGCCTGCACCAGAGAAAAGGTTATAAAATCGTTGTGATAGACCAGCGAAAAATCCGTGATCGGAAGTAAGGGCTTTGTTTACGTTATCTATAAAATTCCCGCTATATGTATTTGCCGACATTTCACCGAGGTTAGCAAAAGTAGCTTGAGCGCCTTTGACCGCCTTCTCGAACGCGTCGGTTAGATTTTGCCCTATTGTTCCGCCTGCACCAGTAGCAAGTGCGCCTTGTTCTTCATAGGACGCTTTTTGTTCCTCGTACCTTCTCTGCAAGGCTTCAATCTCGTCAAGCAATATAACGTCTTGGACTTCTTTAAGAGCGTCGCGGTGTTTATTCATAAAGGCAAGCTCGTCGTCCAATTCAGCTTGGAGAGCGGCGCGCTTTTCCTCGTAGGCCTTACGGTCATTTTCGTTTTGCAATTCTAGTTCTTCTCTCGCCGCTTCGGTTTGCTGCTGGTACAGGTTTTGCTCTTTGGCGAGAGCGAATTCAAGGTTAGAGAGTTTCTGGCGGTTATACTCGTTGTTATACCTCTGCAAGAACGCAATTTGCGTCATAATCTCGTCCACCTTCTCTTGGTGGGCGCGTTCCTCCTCGGCCTGCGATACAGCAAACGCAGCGTTTCTTTCCTCTACTGCTCTACGATAATCAACGTTTGCCTCTTTAATCTGTTTAGTAAGGTTCCCGATGGTTTCAAGATGACGGACTTCAATCTGTTTCAAGTCCTCCAGATAATCGCGCCTCAATTTTTCTAAATCTGCCCCCAAATTCCGTACAGCTCCAGCCGTGCCAGTAGCAGCGTCCCCTATCCCAGAGATACCTTCGCTTGCACTTTCGCTTGCGTTTGCTACGTCTTGTGTGGCTTCTACGGTTGACGACATAGCCAAATTGACTACTGCGATAGCAGCGGCTACGGTAGCAAGCCCTAAAATAATACCTTTAGTCGCAACATTTAGCCCAAGGAACCACGAAATTGTAGTTGCAATCAGAGGGATAAGTTTGGAAAGGGCCCAGATAATACCGCCAGCACCGACAATCACACCTACAAAAGTCCCTATTCCGACGATGACTTCTTGGTTTTGTACGACGAAACTTGCTAAATTCGCAACAAAGGTCATCATAGGTGCAAAGGCTTGCCCAAACGAAGCCCGTAAGTTTTCTAGGGAATTAGACAACCTTTGGGACGCAGCCGAATAGGAGTTCTCATACGCAACTGCCTGGGACGCATATTTTTGCCCTGCTTCAACCGTAGAGTTATAAATCGCCTGGCGTCGTTCAGCCACGGTAAGTTCGCTTGCCGTTTTGCCGATTGACTCGGCGTAACGCTTTTCTGCGTCAGAGGCAGTTTCCATATTACCGGCTACCTTCATCATCATAGACGACTCTTGCTTGATACCCTGGGTAGCTCTCGCAACGGCGTCTGATACGTTATAGCCCTCCTTACGGTTAGCTTCTGCCGAGATCGTCATCGCTTTTATCATTTCAGTAGCTTCTTGGACGGAATAGCCGTACGCAGTAAGGTTGCGCATAGCAACCATCGTATCTTCTTCGGAAAGTAAGCCATTGGAAGTTATTTCCCTAATTCCTGTCATCGCGTCTGATACGGTGCCTTTAACCGTATCTACGGTAGTCATTAGTCCATACAGCGCGTCCTCATATTTCGCATACTCATCCAACGAACTTTGCACGAAAGCTACTTCGCTGGCTCCAATCGTCGCGAATAAAGCTTGCGTCTTTGAGTCCAAGTCGTTAATTGAGCCAATCGACTCATACATTGACTCTTTCCAGCCAATAAAGTCGCTGGTAGCTTCTTCTGCTGCGTCGCCCACTTCTTGTATGGAGGGTGCCGCAGATCTAGTTGCAGTAGATACCTCCTCTGTTTTAGCAGCAGCTTCCTCTTGCGCTTTGGCATATTCCTCTGCCTCTTTGGTGGTCTTCTCGAACCACTCTTGGTACTCCTCATAGGTGCCTTCACCTTCACCCCAGTTAATTTTGAGGTTCATATCGCCCATCTCTTGTTTGAGATTATCTACTTTTTTGCTAATATCATCCACGCCCTTTTCTACGCTGGAGGTATCAGCTTGAAAGGTATATTTGACAACGTTGCTTGAGGAGTCATCCATCTGTTATACTTCCTTCCTTATTTTGTTGCTCTTTTGCCTTATGGCCTCTGCAAAATCCTTATCCGCTGTTACGCCAGCCATAGCCGTTGCCTGTATGTCGCCAGCGTCAACAATTTGGCGATAACGAACTTTACGCGCAGCTTGGTTAAGCCCAACCATAGTTTCAAAGGTATATGGAATATGCTTTACTTTGCCATCCTCGTCCACGTCTATAATGTGGCCTCGCATTACGGCTTTTACGGCTTCAAAACCAAAATACTCACCGTGTAAAGCTAACTGGTACAGCTCCGGTGGAATATCGCCACGATATCGTGGATTACGCGCCTCTTTTGCACGATCTTCGGCCCATTTCTGGTCCGCCTTGGATAGCATATCTTTAAACGCTGGCATTTGGCTCCTTCGGCTCTGCTACAACGCCAAGTAAAGCAGCGTCAACAATACGTCTAATCTCTACTCTGTCCAATTCTCTAAAGAGCTTGTCAACTGCTCCTTCGGTATCAGACGTAATTGTGCCTTTGAGTATTTCGTGAGTTTCAATAGTTAGTTCGCTGATCCTATCTTGTAGCTCTGCCAAAGCCTTTTTATCCTCTGCGGTCAATTCTTCGTTTTTGTCGGCATTTTTGTAAGACTCTAAAAGACTTTGTGCTGTTCTCTGTATATCGTTTAGTTCACGCATATTTGCTTGAACTTGTAGTTCCTCGCCAGCCCCATACGGACGTACATAAAACTTCCCGTATCCTTCTACGTCAATTGCTTTTTTGTTATTCTTTGGAATATATTTGATAGTCATAGTAATTGTAATCTCCTTTATTTCGTTATAAGGAGCTATCGAAGTGCTAGTCAAGTTGCACAAACAAACTATTTATGTTAAACTAAAGGTAGTTATTTAACAAAGGCCTTTATGAAAAAACAGACACAAAAAAATAAACAGACAGACGCCAAACGCAAAAACCTACGACGAGCAGAATATATTTTCCTAGCTCTCGTCTTAATTCTTGTCATCTGGTATATCTTCTTTATACCGCATAATACTTCGCCAGCCCCGCAAGCCTGGAAACGCCTCCAATCAGACGATGAACTATGCGACGCTCTCGTTTGCATAAAGGTAGATAATACCGAATTCAACTCCCAATATGGCTACGGTCATATCTACGGACGAGCTGTAAACTATACCGGCAAAGACTTGTCGTATATTGCCATAGACTTCGGGCTCTATAATGGCGACGTAAAAACCGGCTCCTGTATTGCCAACCAAAACTATCTCACGAACGGCACTACGTGGTCGTTTGAGGCGGTTTGTAGTGGCACTTCTGGCTCTAGCTATAAGGTAGAGAACGTAACTTATTACTAACAAAAATCCCTCTGTAAAGAGGGACTTCTGTTTTTTTGGTTGTTAAGCACTGACAGGCACCGGAACGAATTCCTGCGTGGAGGCGTCCCAAAGAGTTTTCTGGGAGAGGTCGCCAGCACCAACGGTTGCATAGCCTTCGGAAGTCGGCTGTGCGAAAATCGTAAATGGCACCACGATATTCCCATCAGTTCCATAGGTGTAGTTCAAGTTAAGCTGCGTCAAACCGGCAAAGATATGCAAGTCATTGTCGGAGTTAGGATCGCAAGTAAAGTGGACGTTAACAACCTTTGGAGTCTTGGTAGCACAAGTACCACCACCAATACGGATACGCCCAAGCAAGTCATCTGTTAGAGGTTTCTCGTAAAGATCCTCGTAGAGAACTTTAAGCGCGTCCATAGAAGGCAAAATGTAGTTACCTTCTAGCTGTGCAGTTTCTAGTTTCCCAGATGGTCTAGTGATAACACCGGCCTGTGAGGTTGTAGAGAGGGTGCCCTCTGCAAAGTTTGGCGTAATATCACCAAGAAACTCTGGGCCAATTACGGTGGTACCAATCGCTAATTCGACTTTACCACCCATATAAGTAGGAGCTTGATCCATTGTTTTCCTTTCTTTTAATAACTTATTGTTCCCGACACCGACCAGATAATCCGGCCTTTTGTATCCTCGCCAACTCTCGTCGGTGTAGAAACTGGCGAAATAGTGATATTGCGATAGCTATTTTCTATTCCATACTTCGGTACGGCTGGCAATTCGCAGGTATCGTAGGTTTCCACCTTACTCAAGAAATCTGCCACAGCCTCTAGCTGTTTTAAGGCCTTGAGGTCTGTTTCGGCTCTTGAATAAAGCTCGTAGCGTTGGACGCGCCGCCTAAATTTAGACGAAGCCTGCCCTATGCTAACGATATAGATACCATCTTTGCCAAGCCCTAACTTCTGCCAAAACAAATCCTTGTCGATTTTGCCAAAGCCATTATTTTCTAAAAACTTTAATAGTGATAGCGTAATCATAAGTATTTGTTAATCCCTTCCTTCGCGACCGTATCACCGGCGTTTTGTAGATAGTATTTCGTATCTGGGTGCAGATTGTTTTCAAAGTGCCGTCGCCTGGCATAAGGCACGGCCGGGCTACCATAAGCCACGGACACTTCAAGCACGTTCTCGCCTGCTTCTTCAACCCTACCGTCCGCTTTAAGCGAGCCGGTAAGTTCTGGTGCTAGCATACGAGAACGCTGGAGTGTCGCCTCTGCCATAGCGCGGAGGGAATTGCGAACGTTTACCTTTAAGAATTTAAGGCTGTCGCTTATATGTTCCTCCACCTTAACGGAAATCTTTGCTTCGCCAACCGAGGTAACAGACATTAGATATAATCCTCCTCGTCTGTTTGCTGCTCTTTTTCAAGAGTAAGCCGATAAAACTCAACCTCGCCCGTATCGAAGTCTTTGCCTTCGGTTACGCCAGCGATACGATAGTTCACGCCGTTATAGCGTATGCCGTTACCGACTAACTCATCCGGCGAGATACCCTCGTAATCTTCTGGGTGAACGTGGAGCGTAGCGTCAGATTGTTCAACTTCTCTGTCTGCCGACATAGAACTTCCTCTGGCGCTTTGAGTCATCCCACTACGTAACTTGAACACGCCTTCGTGCGGTATGGTCTTGGTAATCTTATTTCCTTCTACCATCCCTCTTTCTACTTGTAGATACTCGTAGTTATCGGAGGTAAATAGATCGAATACCGTTCCCATTACAAACCTTTCCGTGGCGAATACCAGCTTGGCACTCTGAATACTTTTCTAGCGCAGCGTCGTTCTGCTTAACGAAGGCCTCCATAGGAGAGGTGATACTTTCGTCATACGATACGGAATAGTCCTCAATTTTCTTGGACTTAATCCCGCTACGGTTCCTGGGCTATTTTAAAGTACGTTGAATAGTTTTCAGACTCAACTTTAGTCAAGGCACGACCGAGTAACGAGCCCATTTTTTCTTTAGTGATAAGAGTATGTTCTGTCATCCGGTCATTTCCTTTCTAAATTAAGCGCTTGCACCTGCGGACTTGTAGCCAGCAGCAACCTTCGAGCCCTCAAGAGAGCCAGAAACTAGACGCTCGACGAGCATATAGTCTTTGTTAGTCTTGATATCGAAGTCGGTGCGGACCATATCGTCAGTACCAAGCAAGGTGTAACCCTGGTTTGCATAGGCGATAACGTCGTAACCAGCGGCCTTGATACCTTCGAGTTCCACGATCTTTGCGCGGAATACCTTCTCGAAGTCGGTACCAGGCTGGAATAGCAAGCGTCCGTTCTCGTCCTCTGCGAGCATAAGGTCGGTGAGATCGGTTGGATCCAACACGAGCACCTTGTTGATCGGAGTGTTGACGGTAAACGCAGTCGGCTTGATAGCGCGAAGGGTTTTAACGATTTTCTTATACGTAGAGTCAGACGCTACGTTGTTGATAACAGACGCAACGAACGACGCATAAGAGTTAGCCACGCTAGAACCGTTAAGGTCAGCGACAATGCTGTGGAGGCCACGGCTACCATCGAATACACGATAGTCAGCTTCGTTGTCGCCAGGAACGCTTCGGCCATCACCCAAGATAGCACCGGTGTAAACTTCGGTCTTTAGGCGAGCAGCGAGTTCCTCGGTGCGGAAGCGCAAGAATTCGCCATCCTCGTCCTCTAGCAAGTCGATAAGGTCAATATCGAGCATTTTGTAGAGGATTTTGCCTTTAAGATCACGGTGTAAGGTAGAGATTTGCTGTACGGCTTTTTCCTCACCTTTCTTGTGGCCTTTAGCGCGGATATTTTCGCCTTCACCGTAGTAAGCGTTGGCAACGCCAGCTCTACGATTGCTCCTGCGGAAGGTGCCAAGCACGTCGGCGGCAACGTCGTTCCAGGTAGCAAAGAATACGGCGTCGAGGGTGGTTGGTAATACAAAGCCATCACCGATACCTTTTTCTTTGAGTTTCGCGGTCCAAGCGGACTTGATCGCGATTTTGTTGCCACGGTTTTCAGCTATAATGCGACCGAAGTCAGCCATAGCGTTCTTGGAGCCAAGATATCCTTTGGCGCCAGTTTCAGCCGTGGTTGCAACCTGTGAAGGTTGCTTCACTAAAGTTTTTGCAACTTTATCCATAGTGGTTGTTTCCTTTTCTTCGTTAGTATTATCTTCTTCCGCAGGAGTTTCCTCTGCTGGGGTTTCCTCTGGCGTTTCGGCCGGAGCTTCCTCTGCTTTTGGTTCTTCCGTTGGGGTTTCCGGTGTTTCAACCGGAGTTTCCTCGACTTGTTTCTCGTCGGGGGTTGTCGTTGGAGTTTCGTTCTCCATCTCTACTCCTTTCGTAGATTTCGCCTCTAACACGCGAGCTTCTTTATTGGCCCCACGGGTAACGAGCGAAACTTCGATAATTTCGCCGCCACTCACAACCTTTGAGTCAAAGTTGTATTCGTAGTCGCGGAACTGAATAGAGAACGCGTTGTCGAGATGGCCTTCCTCAATCAACTTGAACATATCTTGGGCATAATCTCTGGACGAGATACCGCACTCAAAGATGAGCTCATTATTGGTAAAGGTAGCCTTGCGGACAGAGCCGATCGTCTTATCAACTTCCCAGAGGTTGTGGTCGGTAAGTAGAGGAATATCTACGTTTGTTACGCCTTCCGCCGGTATAGCGTCAACGCGTATTTCACCACCACCTTTAAGTGGAAGTCGGAAAGTTCCAATCTCTATCTTTTCGTAATCGCGATCCTCTTTGTTGGAGGACGCAACGAAAGTAACTCTGTGCTCGCCTTCGACTTCGGCGATTTTAGTCTTGGTTAGAACTAAAGACTTTACTTTATTCATTTAATATCCTTTCGCCGTCCCTTTTGGTTCTTACGGAACCGGACCTTGGCTACTTTATTTATCCCCGCATATCGAAGTGAGTGTCAAGCGATAAGAAAAAACCGAACAAATGCGTGCGAAATACGGCTTTTTGGCTTATTTTGTTCGGTTTTATAGTTACACTACGGCTACGATGGTGTTTGCTGCGAGTGCCGAGCCTTCCCCTGGATCGGACGTAGTAACGGTGAGCTGCAACATATTATTGGCAATAAAGGTTTTAAGATACTCAATGTTCTCAACCATATTGTCTAGCTGGTCTGCGGCCAACTGATCTAGTGGCACGAAGTCCATATTTGGGTGTGGTAATACTGGTGTCGCCATCTTATGCCTCCATATATTCGTTTAAGTAAATAAAAGCGGCGTAGGTGGGGTTAGTGATAACCTCCCTTGCTTGCGCCGGTGTGATAGTTTCTGCTACGGTATCAAGTACTTTCTCGGCTTTGTCGGCGTCAGTAGAAAACGTTCTAACAAACAGAGAGAATTTGAGTTCAGAGTCGCCGTCTTTTACGGTGTAGGTCTTTGCGTATCTGTAAATAGGTTTATCGGCAATCGCTGCGCTACCGTCTTTCTTCTTGTAGGGTGTTCCAATAGCGGAAGTCCTAGTAGTAAAGTCATCGTTAATTTTTGCTCGCCAGAGAGCGATACGGTTAATAATTATGTCCATACTTATTTTATGACGTTATATCGAAGTGAGTGTCAAGTTTAACGAACTCCCCCATATTCTATCGGCTTGCGCTCCATATCACGAATAGCATAGGCAATAGCGTCCATCGCGTGATCGTTGCCGTCCTCTGGCTCGTCCATACTCTCGCCGGTGGATTTTTTCTTACGCCAGGCATAGGTTAGATACTCGCGTTCCAGGGGTTTATCTTGGGATAAATAGGAAACCTTGCGACGTTTTACTAACTCAATGTTGTAAATTTTACCGTTCATCTTCTCGCCTGGTTGCTTATTACACGCTATCGCGCGTAATCCGTTCGCCTGCATTTCGGCGATAATTTCCGGACGCGCCGAGTCGCATACAAACAATCCCTCTGGGAACTCTTTAAGTCTAGCAATAAGGTCAGGTGTGAGAAGTTTATTCTCATATAGCATAAGTTGTAGGCATACTTCTTTTGGCTCTTTCTCGTTCTCATATACCGCAACTACGGCCGTTGGATCGTTAGAAAAGCCAAAGTCCACCCCATATCTCTTTAAGAGGTAGCCCTCCGGTATCTCATCCACCGTAGTCCAGCCCTCGTAAACGTTGCCCTCAAGCGAGCCAATCTCGCCCAGGCCGTACACTCTCCACCAGTTAGACGTTCCGTCGCCTTTTCTCGCCTCTATCGCCTTTACGATATTATCCTCAAGTGCCTCATTACCCTTGTAATTTAGCTTAATAAAAGATACGTCATCGCGTTTTAGCAGCTCCGTGTGTACCCAGAATTCGTTTACAGGGTTAAAGTCTAGCCAGATTTTCTCACGAGTACGCACTTCCAACGCCGAAAATGTATCGTAAGATATGCGGTTCGCCTCGTTTACAAAGAGGTAATCACGCCTGGCACCAAGGGCGCCCATCTCATCGCAGGAAAAGAATTCTACGATAGTGCCGGTTAAAATGTTGGTAAACGTATGCTCGGTCTTATTCTCTTTGAAATATCTCCACCAGCTAAAGTCAGACAATACAGAACCAAAATCACGCATAGCACCACGTTTAAGGTTCGGGTAAGTATCGGTGGTTGTAGATATGATTTTGTTTTCTACGTCAAAAGATAGGTCGGCGATTATAGCCATCAAGTCGTACGTCTTACCGGCGGACGTACCGCCCTGTACGATATTTATGCGGCTATTTAACTCCCTAATCTTGAAATAGTTTTCTGTATCTCGCCAACGCATTTTCTATTGTCTTTCGCTTCTATCCTTTGCCAATCTCGGAGCTGGTGGTTCCACCTCCATTGTTTCTACGGATTGCTTCGGAAAACCGTAGATCTCGTCTATAATCTCTCTGATAATGCGCCACTTCTCGGCAGGTTTAAGAGAGCCGTCTAGCAGTATCTCTGCAATATCGCGCTCGAACTTTGGGGCGTTCTCGTCCTTCTTAATCTGTTGTAGCTCCTTCTTTGATAAGGTGATAATCTTTTCGAGCTTCGCCCTCGCCGTATCCTCGGCCTTGAAAAACCCGTGTCCTCGCGGATTTTCTTTCTCGCCGCCATAGCGCGTCTTTTTGCTCGCCTTTGTTTGTGGTGGCTTTTTATACCCCACTTTGTATTCCCCAGAGTCCAGGGGAACTTTAGTCTTTTTTGTTACCATAGTTTTCTCCTTTCCCATTACGGCTCAATCCCCAATTCTTCTAACAAATAATCGCGGTGCTCCTCAAACTCGAAGGCGTCTTTGACTCTAACCTCTAAATCTACCGACTTCAAGTTTTTATTCCCCGAAGTAGAAACATAGCCATAGAAATAGTAATTATAGAAACCGTCCTGGTCGCGGTCTTCGTATGGGTTTAAGATAGCAATTTCTTTGATGGGGTTTTCTTGCGCGTTAACCCAGGCCTGCACCATACGCCGAATAGGTTCCGGCAGAACGTTACGGTGCATTTCTGGCGCGTCCCTCCACTCGGCGTAAACTTTTCCTAGTGAGTCGTAATAGTAAGTAGTTCCAACGCACTCCACGGCAAGCTCACCAACTTCATTGGATGGCGATAAAGAAAAAACCTTTAGGGTACCTATTCTGTCTTTGTGCTCTTTATTCTGTAACTTCATTTTCGCGCTCCTTTCTTTTTTGACTTTTTCACCGTTTTATATTTTGGTATAGGGATTTTGATATAATCTAGTTTCATCTAGCCTCCTCTCCCCCCAAAAAATTATTGTTCCAAAAATACACCGCCTTCGTAGGCCCCTTAAACTCGTAAGGCTCGCGCAATCTGTATCCA